ATGATTATTACAAAAAAAGAGTTTAAAGAAATTACAGATAAAGTGATTGCAGAAACAAAAAAGGAAGCAGCAGAAAAGATAAATGGATTCAATTTAGATATTAGACACCCAGAAGAGACAAAACAGGTACAGAAAACAGTAAATAAAATGTTTCAGTTATATTACAAAGGAATAGCTTTAGAACTGTTTGAAGATTCAGATAAAAAAGAAATAACATTAGAAAAATTTGCAAGAGCGGCATCAAAATATGCAGGCGTTGTTAAACAGATTGAAAAGAGTCCGATAGAAAGAGAATTATACGAATTAGTTCTTATTACTAATTCAAAAAAAGTGTTCGACGAAATCTTTGGAGAAGAGGGTAATGAATGGCTCAAAAAGGGGTGTGAGTAGTCATGATTATTACAGGATACACAAACGAATATGGAACAGTAATCCCTATGGAAGATGCAGATGATTATATCAAGAAGAGGATTAAAGGAAATGAAGAAGATAGACAATGGTTTATCGACTATGCATTGGATGCACTGATGGGAAACACTGATGAAAATGTAAGCCTTAAAGAAGCATATTTTAACGATGTATGCAGTGTGAAAGAAGTCGATGAACAGGGAAACATTAAAGAATGTATCGAAGAATAAGGAGTAAAACATGGCTAAATTATATGAGATCAAAAACGAATTTAACGAACTGCTTTTAATGGCAGATGAGCAAGGGTTATCCCTTGATGATATTAAAGACACTATGGACGGAATCGAATTTGAGTTTGAAGAAAAGGCTGATTCTACCGCAAAGATGATTAAAACACTGATCGCTGATGCGGATTCAGTAAAAGCAGAGAAAGACAGGTTAGCAAAAAGAGAGACAGCATTGAGAAACAGTGCGGACAACTTAAAGAAGTATCTTGAAACAATGATGTTTGAAGTAAAAAAGAAGAAGTTTAAAACAACACTGTTTAGCTTCAATATCCAGAAAAATCCTAAAACTGTAAAGGTAGAAGTTGAGGAATTGTTACCTAAAAAGTATCTGATTAAACAGCCAGACAAGGTTAACAGGAAACAGCTTCTTGATGATTTGAAAGCAGGAGTGCTTGAAGAAAATGAAAATATGAGACTGGTACAGACTGAAAGTTTAAGAATTAGATAGGAGTGTTGGAAGATGGAAAAATTCAGAGATTTAAGAGCAGATGAAATTGATTGCAGAGTTGCAATCGTAAAAGATAGTGGAGTGTCAATCTTACTATATAAAGATGCACGATGCGACATGAATATCCTTGATGAAGCGATTGGTATTACTAACTGGAAAAGACATCATGAGGTAATCAATGGAAATCTTTTCTGTACCGTAGAAGTATGGGACGAAGAAAAGAAAGAGTGGATTTCTAAACAGGATGTAGGTAAAGAATCCTACACAGAAAAAGAAAAAGGACAGGCTTCGGATGCATTTAAAAGAGCTTGTTTCAATCTTGGAATCGGACGAGAACTGTACACAGCACCTTTTATCTGGGTTCCAAATAAATACGTCAATATTCAGCAGGGAAGAAACGGAAAACCTACAACAAATGACAGGTTCAAGGTTGAAAAAATTGTAATCGAGAACAAAAAAATTGTAGGATTGTCAATTGTTAACGATACAACACATAAAAGAGTATTCATCTATGATGGCAGAACAGAGGAAGAAAAGAATGGAGACAAAGGCAACGATAAGTAATATATCCATTGATTTTGAAAGCGGTAAGCAGGTTATTTCCCTTGTATGTGAAAAAGACATACGAGGGGAATATGACCGACTGAAAGATAAGGAATGTAGACTTAAGGTCGTTCAGTACCGTGAGGGCAGGAGTTTAGATGCCAATGCATACTTTCATGTATTGGTTGGAAAGATTGCAGAAGTAACGGATAACAGCAAGGTATATATAAAGAACAAACTCATAGCAGAGTACGGACAGCATGAGATTATAAACGGTTCTCTTGTATCACTTCCGTTGGACAACGATATAGAAGTGTACGACCTTGAATTTTGCCACCTACAGCCGACAACCCAGACAACTACCAATAAGGCAGGAAAGCTATTCAGAATCAATTTAGTAATGCGTGGGAGCCACGCATACAACACAAAAGAAATGTCGGAGCTGATAAAAGGTACAGTGCAAGAAGCAAAAGAGCTTGGAATTGAGACAGCGACACCGCAGGAGATAAAAGAAATGGAAGAAAGGTGGGGACTTAAGATTGAGAAAGAAAAAGTCAATCATCGTTGATGATATGGAACATTGTAAATTATGTGGAAGTCCTTATGTAGAGATACACCACTGTTTACATGGGACAGCAAACAGGAAGAAAGCTGATAAGTATAACTTAGTGATTCCGTTGTGCCACGAACACCATACAGGCGGTAAACAGTCTGCACATTTAAATGCCAGATATGATCTTATGTATAAGAAGATGGCACAAAAGGCATTTGAAGAGAAAATAGGCACGAGAGAAGAATTTATAAAGGAGTTTGGCAAGTCATGGCTGTAACATACACAATCCAAGGAAGACTTGACGGACTTAACACTTTTATTTATGCAAACAGGACCAATCCCTACAAAGGTGCCAGATGCAAAAAAAACAATCAAAAAATTTGCAAGGCATACATACCACAATGGCTAAAGAAAAAGCACATAAAATTTCCAGTGATTCTGGAAATTAAGTGGTATGAAAAGAATAAAAGACGTGATCCAGACAATGTCTTTTCGGCTATTAAGTACATATTAGATAGTTTGGTAGAAGCAGGAGTGTTCCCAAACGATGGTCAGAAACAGGTAGAGGGTATCGTTAACTGGATAAAGGTTGATGCAAAGAATCCAAGAATCGAGATAACAATCTACGAAGACGGAGACAAATATTAAGCAGGAGGGCAATGATGCAAATAAACATAAATACAGACTGGGAATGGTATGAAAATACAAATGTATTTAGATTGTTTTATCATTGCCTACTACATACAAATTTAGAGGATAAACGGTACTGCGGAAAAGAAATCAAGGCAGGACAATTTGTATCTTCGATAACAAGAATCAGTGCAGAGACAGGATTAACAGAATCGCAGGTCCGAACAGCACTAAAGAAACTAAAGGACACTGGGTATTTATCCACAAAAAGCACAAATAAATACACGATATACACAGTTAACGACTACGAAAAGTACATAGATTGTGGACAAGTTGTAGAAGCAACTGCCAAGGTTGAAAATGGAACAAAAATGGAACAAACAGACAAAAACGCAAAGAAAAATTGCGAGAAATCAAAAGAAAATTGCGAGAAGTCAAACAAAAAAGCAATCAATGAATGTTTTGAAAAGCTCTGGAAACAGTACCCGAATAAACGTGGTAAGGGGCAGGTATCCGATGCAAAGAAAAAGACTCTGTATGAGATAGGAGAAGAAAAAATAGAAAGAGCCTTGAAAAGGTATCTGGATGATTTATCTAAGGACAGTAGTTGGAGAAAACCACAGAACGGAAGTACATTCTTTAATTCTGGTTACGTGGATTATCTGGACGAGAACTACGAGAAACCACCAGAACCGAAGCCACAGCGGAATCCTGCAAGTGTCTTAGAATGCGAGAGAGACTATGACTTTGATGATTTAGAAATGCAGTTACTACATAAGCAATTAGAGTAAGGAAAAAGGAGTGATGGAAAATGTATCAAATGAGTTTTTTTGGTAATGAAACAGCACTTAGAAGCCATTCCATTACCAAGCAGACTAGAAGAGAATCCCACAAAAAGATTAATAAAGAAGCAATACATATCTTAATTCTTGAGCAGCTTGGATACGAAGCTATGACAGCACGAGAGATCGCAACGGTGTTGTATAAGCATAAAAAAGTATTAGAACCGACAAGGCAGCAGGTACAACCACGATTGACAGAGTTAGTACAGGACGGATGTATTGAGGTGTGTGGTAAACGACACGACAGTCTAACAGACAGAAACGTGGCAATCTACAGAAAGGTGGCTAAAGATGGGGTACAAAAAAATAAGCAAAGATCTTAAGAGAAAAATTCTTAAAGAAGTGGAAGAAACGAAAGAGGTTACTTCTGTTGCGAAAAAATACGGAGTAGACCCATCAAGCATATTCAAGTGGAAAAAATACGGTATCGAAGCAAAGCGGAGAGAGTACACAAAAGAGTTTCGCAAACAAGTTGTCAAAGAAAAGGTAGTTAAGAAGCTACATGTACAGGAATGTGGAGCAATTTATGGAGTACCGGGTTATCTTGTTAGATTCTGGGAAGATGAATTGGTGGAAGAAGTCAAAGAAGAGATTCGACAAAGCCGATTCAAAAAGAAGCAACATGAACGAAGATTTGTTCACGTAACATCACATTCTGGTTATTGGAAATAAAAACTAAATAATACTTTTCTGGTTTGATTCTCTGCCTAAGTAACTGTAAATAATGTTTTTTGTATTTTCAGATTCTTCCATTTTTCGTCTTTAGGCAGAGACTCAAGCCAGAAAAGGCTTGTTGCACAGCAGGATTTTTATATACCACACGAACAATTAAATAAGAATCCTCGCAACGCATAAGCAACAAAACTCTTTAATTATTTGTTGTATAAGTCATGATTTCCCCTGCTATTAACGGCAGGGGAGAGAATGGACAGTAAAGGAGAAAGAAATGAAATTTAAATTTGAAAAAGAATTAGATTATATTGTTGGGCATTTAAGATATGGACACATCGAGGGAACTATTGAAGCAGACAGCTTAGAAGAAGCAAAAAAGAAGTTAGAGGAATATGAGAAAAAAGATTTACTCTGTGAGTTTGGAGAAGTAGTCGTTGATGATTACGAGTGTGAAGATTTCGAGAAAAGCAGCACACCGGCAAGAATTATAGAAGATGAATAAAAAGGATGTGATTTTTAATGGATTTAGAGAAAATGAAGCAAAAATTCAAAGATCATAAAGCTACATTTACTGATTACGGAAATATAAAAATATTAGACTTCAAGAAACCAAACAGTACAGAATATAGAATCCGATTTCTTTTTGAAGAAGACTATTGCAGATTACACATTTCAGGCGATTTAGGTCAGTTGGTTGCAACTAATTATCGCAATATGTGTTGGAATGGATTTAATGATTTTGTAGAAAATGTTGGATATTTTGAGGGAAAGATAGATTGTCATGACAGACATATTTACTTATATGATGAAGAACAAACTCGAAAAGATATTGCACAGTATGTAGAAGAGCATGATCTTTATTTTGAAATTGATGATGAATATCCATTCAAATCAAAAGAAGAAATAATGGAAGAGTTTTTATCAGATGTACTATATGATTTTTCAGAAGAAACAGGGATTGGAAACGAAGGTCAAGAAAAGTTATTGGAATTAGATACAGATATTTATTTGGAGACTTCCAATTTTGGGATTAAACCAACAGGAATACTTGACCTGTACATGTTAGCTTTTAAGTTAGCGAAAGAACAGTTGGATAACAAATAAAAATGTAGTAGGAAGAGAAATGGAGATACAGAATATATCAGAAGTTCACGGAGAAGCAAGAGATACATCTACTACAACTGTTTTGTAGAGAGTATCGCAGATATTGATTAGAGAGGAGAATGCAAATGCCAAATTGGTGTCGAGGGACTTTAAGAGTCCGAGGAAAAAAGAAAAATGTGATTGAATTTATGTTGAAAGGATTAAAACCTGTTGGTCCTGGGCGTCCATTAGCTTTAAATAAGTTTGAAAATATCGATTCTGATGAAACATACTGGATTGAAAATACTTATAGAGGTTTTGTTTTAGGAGTTGATGAATTTTTCTCTGACTATGAAGATGAAGATATTGTCACTGTAGCACTTGATTCAAAATTTGCATGGGATATTGATCAAGAAGGACTTTTAAAAACATGTATAAAATATTCCGTAGATATGAAGATATATGGATTTGAAAAAGGGATGCATTTTAATCGAAATGTTGAAATTGTAAATGCTGAAATTATAAAAGATGAAGAGATTAATTTTGACGATTACGAATGGGAATGTATTTGCCCGAATATTGGTGGATGATTAGAAGTACAGGAAAAGGAAGTGGAGAAAATGGGAATTAAAAATCTAACAGAAACAGAAGAAAAAGAGTTTTACAGACTTGTTGGGAAGATGAATGGAAAAGAACCAGACAAGAAACAGGATGTAAAGGTAAAGAAACCACAGTATGGGGATACGGTTTATTACATTAATTATATTGGAAGAATCAGAAAAAGGACATGGATTAATGATGAAGACGATTTTGATATGTGGGAATTAGGAAACATCTTTTTCACGGAAGAAGAAGCGAAATTTGCAAGAGAGAAAAGAAAAGTAGAAGTTGAACTTAAGCGGTATGCAAAGGAGCATAATGATGAAAAAACCACTGATAATTGTCATGTTGTAATGAACACAGGAACAAAAGAAATAGATATAAGTTCATATTGGGTATTGCAAGTCGCAGGAGCAACGTGCTTTTCAAACAGAGAAATTGCCAACGATGCAATCGAAGAAGTAGGAAAAGACAGAATCTTGAAATACATCTTCGGGGTAGAAAGTGAGGGAGAGGAATGAAATTAGAAGAAGCTATTAAGCACGCAAAAGATGTTGCAACAAAGAAATATAGACAGGCTATGTTGCATCGTGCAAATGCAGAAGATGAAAAACTTGATAGGTGTATTGAATGCATGAAAGAACATGAACAGCTTGCAGAGTGGTTGGAAGAACTGAAAGAGTTGAGAGAATACAAGAAAAAGATGAAAGCACAGTTTCTTGATGATATTGAGAATCCGTTGGAACCAATTAAGCTAAGTAGTGCGTTAGAATCAGAGATATTTAAGTATGAGTATAGGGCAGAACATGATCCGCAAAAGATTAGTCCTTTAGATTATACAATCATATATGCATTAAAACATTGTTTGGAAGAACAACTGAAAGAGGTGGGAGAAGATGAAAATTAATGCAAAAACACCAAGTATTAAAACATACACATTAAGTCACTTCAAAATTGGAGAGGTGTGTATGGGTGCGAGAGATGAACATTATTATCTTGTGGTTAAATCAGAAAAAGAAAAGAAACAGCTTGTTGATTTGACAGAAAACGAGATTATAAGAGATGCAGGATACATGAGATTTATACCGGCGACAGCAGAACTTAATATCAAGGATGTGGGGTAAAGTTTATGAAAAAAATATTATTTATTGTGTTTTCGATAGCAATAATGAGTTGCATGTTGGCAGGTTGCGAGGAGAAAGAAAGTAATACATATAAGGATGAAAGTGATACACAGCAGAGTGCAGTGTTAGTTGATATTAACAACATCTTATCTTATGACAACTCGACAAGGATTGTTTATTGGTATTTTAAAGATGGAGCAGGCAGAACAAGTACAGGGTTTATGTCCCCATACATTAGCAAAGACGGTAGATATTGCAGGTATGAAAAAGGAAAAATCGTGCCGATTGAAAGGAGAGAATAATGCCAGTAGCAAGATGTAAATATTGTAATAGTTTGTTATTCAATGAAGATGTTGGAAGAAAGTATATACAAATAAATTCAGATATGAAAATACAAAGCAAATTTATTTGTCTTAAATGTGAAATGGAGTTAAGAAAAGAAGATTTCTTTGAGCCGTACAGAAGCATGATGAAGTAAAGGAGAAAAAGCAATGAAAATAGTTGATATCAACACATTAAAAGGTTCAGACAGACACGGCAGTTGTATAGAGTGCGAAAAAGATTTTGCAGAAGATAAAGGAATGAAAAGAATTGTTTTCGGCACAGATCAGAAACGGACCATCTTCTTATGTAGCAAATGCTACCACGATTTTTTGCAAGAAATGTGCAGGAAAAGATTAAAGGAAATGGGGGTTGAGATATGCAGAAAATAACAAAATGCCCACACTGCGGAAGTGATCGTGGAATGACTAGTAGGGTTAAATAAAGGAGTTTATTATGCCAGACGAAGAACTAGAAAAACGCATCAAACTTGAACTTGCACTTATTCATCAGTGCGAAGAATCAGACATTATAATTTGCCACATTGAGGTATTAACAGATTGTTTTAAGTTTTATGTGATTTATAGAATGAAATATTCACTTTGTATGTCAATTACATTAGACGGTTTAGATATTTGTAAAGGAGAAAGAATATGATTTCAAGAAAAACAACAACAGATTTCTTAAGCAAGCTTCTTTGTAAAGAGAAGTTAATAGGAATCGGAAAGCACTATGCACGAGAAGTCACTGCAGATTACGGCACAGGTAAAGCAAAAAGAGTTGACTTTATGCAATTTGTACCAGATGGACAGTGTAGTGTATCAGCTTTAGAAAAAGGCATTTTCGTTTGTTATGAAATTAAAAGTTGCAAAGAAGATGTTTACAGCGGAAACGGACTTAATTTTTTAGGAGAGAAAAACTATATTGTTACAACGTTAGAGTGCGGCAAAGAGTTATTGACAGATATTAGGTCTGGGAAGTTAAAGAAATACATACAAGAGTATTATCCAGATTCATCTACAAACTTTGGAATAATGGTAGCTGTCAGAGGTACAAAAGATGGATTTTATGATGGAGAAATAACAGTAGACAGTGATGTTAATAAATGGTATTTAAAGACAATTGCTAATTGCAGAACAGGGTTAAGAAGAAAAAGCATAGTAGAACTGTTGTTTTGTATGTTAAGAGCGAAAGGAGATTGACATGGATGTTATAAAACAAATAGATTACATGATCGCTTGTCTAGAGATGGCAAAAGAAGAATATCAGTATGAGAAAAGTTATGAAACAAAGAAAAAAGCAAGAGAGGACAACGACTGGAACTGGTACGACAGAAACAGGACACCGAAAAAGACGCTAATTAAAGAGAATCTTAGAAACGTTGGTAGAACAGGATTCAAGCTTGCGAAAGATTTAGAGGTGGGAGAATGACTAAAAATGAAACAATAACAATAAATGAAATAATAACACAGAGATTTCAAAGCCACTTATATAATTGCATAAAAGAGTCAAATATTCCTGCTATGCAATTAAGCGTAAGTTTCGATAGAGAAAAGGCATATATAAAAGACGAAAAAGCAGGACGTATCGTTGGAGAAGTTGATATGAAGATTACTATGGAACGATATGAACCTAAAAAAATGACAAGAAGTGAAGTGGAAAAAGCTATAGTTGCTTACTGCGACCCTGTTGGCACACCATGCAAAGAATGCAAATGTTATAAAAAATGTGTAAAAAGGATGCCGTTTGAATGGTTGAGTAACGAGGGATTACAAGAATACTATGAATTTTTGTATGGAATCAAAGTGGAGGTAAAGGAATGACAATAGCAGAGCAGGTGGCACACGACTTTTTAAAAAGCATAGAAAAGATAATTACGGCAAATAAAATAGATGTTGGAGTATTGGATACGAAAATTTCTTATCAATCTTGCGAAGAAGCAATGATGAGTGTGACTGATACAAAAACGGGTTCTATTATTGCAACAATGAGATTAAATTTAAATACAAACAAATTAAAAAGAGAAATGCAGGAAAAAGAATTAGAAAATTATTGCCGTAAAAGAGTGTGCCCTATTTGCATTTTTAAAGGACAAGTACCGTGCATAACGAGAAAAATTAGTTATGGAACAGCTACGAGCGAAGAAGTAGAGGAAGCTTATAGAAAGATTGGAGATGATGAAAAATGACAAGAGAACAGATGATAGATGTGTTAGAAGATTACTGCAACGGAAATATCTGTGATTCATGTGAATTTTGTGATGACTGTGAAAAAGACATGGTTTTTTCTGAAATAGTTGACGAAAAACTGAAAGATTATGTAAGCAGAATTGATGAAAAAAATACAGATAAAGAGTCGCAAAATGTATGCGAACTTGTTGGAAAGAGAACGGAGCAGGTAAAAGTTTTAGAAAAAGCAACAAAAATATATTATCCAGATGCAATGAAAGATGTGTTACCACTTAAAGAGTTTGTGAAAAACATTACAGATAAAGGATATAAGGTTGAATTAACAAAAGATAATGTTGTCAGTGATACCGCAGTGAATATCTATAAAGAAGTGGAGATAAAAGAATGATACTAAAAATCTTACTTGTTATCATTGGTGTTTTCTTAGGACTGGTAGTCAGTGGTTTCTGCCAGTCCGCTAAAGCAAGAGATACGATCACAATGACGTTAGAAGATTATAAGCATATGGGAGAAATATTACACAGTTTGCCGATAAGAGAACGACACAAAAGCCTTAAAGGAAAAGACGTGGCGTTATACAGATGTCCTAAATGTAAAAGTTATGTAGCAGAATGGACAGAAGTTTGCGAGTGTGGGAACCGGTTAGACTGGGGAGAAAGTGAGGACTTACATGTTAATAATGACAAAAGATAGAGAGATTCTGAATCTTGATAATGTTCTTGAAATTCGGGCAAACGAAGAAAATGTAGAATGTGAGCTAATGAATGGATATATTTACACAATACAATCATTCAAAACACATAAAAAAGCAGAAGATGCATTAGACAAGATACTTAGTCAATATGACAGAGGGAAAAGGGTTATCAAGCTATAAAGGAGTGTTATAAATGAATAACAAAAAAGAAATAAAGGAAAATGACAGCCAATCTTTAGCACTTGCAAACACCGTAAGAGTTTGGGAACAACCAGAAGATATTAATAAGATTGAATCTAAAAAAGAAATAGATGATATTATCAAAGAAATTTTAGATAAAGCACCGAAACATCCTAAGGCAACAGGTTATCTAAGAATGAAAGAGGAACGTTATCATGAACAGTAAATACTTTAACAACAGACAAGTACCTGCAGTCCATGATTAAGAATGAAACAGGAATCGAGATCAAGTTTTAGGAGTGATTATATGAAATGTGCTTGTATGGGATGCACAGAAGCAACCGGCAGGAGTTGGGATTGTCACACTAGATGTGATGGTTACAAAGAGTTTCAAGCCAAAAACGAGGAAGAGAAGAACGTTATCAAAAGGAAAAATCCTTACTATAAGTCGTTATCAAAAGAAAAATTTATGAAACGGAATGCTTTAAACAGGAACAGGAGGGGAAGAAAATGATTAGTACAGCTAAAGCAATAAAGAAAACCAGAGAAGCACAAGGAATGACACAAAAAGAACTTGCTGAAAGATGCGGTTATACAGTCACTGATATTAAAGCATATGAACTTGGGGAAAAAGAACCAAAACACATTAATCTTATGACTATAGCAGGAGCATTGGGTGTTACGATGTATGAGATGTTTGAAAGAATGGAAGAGATTGAAGAACCAGAGAATCTAAATCTTGATGTTATCAGAAACGCACTGAGTGCCCATAAAGCTATTGTAGAAACACCACTGGACAAAATAACAGTGATGGCATTTGAAGAACTTATAAAGTACAAAGAGACAGGATTGACACCCGATGAAATTAAGGGGATGAAAAAAAGACACGAAAAAATTGACCTTATGGCAACTGAATATGATAATATTAAAGAGAAATACGACAAACTATATGGAAAGGAGTAAATGTGATGGATTATCAAGAAAAAGAAGCACGATTAGATATATATGATGTCAAAAAAGCACTACTATATCGTAAAGCTATTGGAGAAACAGAGTGGGATAGAATCACAGTGATGGCATTGAAAGAGCTTTTAGAGTACAAAAAAATAGGATTAATGCCACAAGAAATAAAAGAACTGCATAAGATGTATGCAGAGAGATGCGAACAAGTTAACAGGCTAACACGTGATAACGAACTGCTTAAAAATAAGGATAAATGTAAATGGCACATATGATATTCATGAGTGCGTGCAGACGTTAAGAGAAAATTTGGAAAGCATCAGCAAGGAGCAGGGACATGAATCGTGATCAGTTCCAAAAGTGGATAGACGAACACGGAACAGGGCAGAGAGAAAACAAGAGCTGCAACGGTATAGACTGGGTACTTGTTACCATGAAAGATACGTGGATAGCTTTATTTGAGTACGTGAATGGCTCATATATCCCTTATATCCAGTGCAAGGATAAAGAACACGCATTAAGTTATATAAATGTCTTAGAACGTCTGCCAGTGCCTTTTGACGTGATATAAAAAAGAGCCGTAGGTTAATTCCTACGGCTTATTCTATGCGTTCAAATACAATTTTTTTAATGATTCATTATCTGGATAGTCTAAATCCAACCACTTATCAAAAGCTTCTGGATTTCTCTTTTCCAATTCATCCATAATCCAACCACGGACCATGGACAATTCAAGACTAATTGGTATAGCTTCGGTCATGTCAAATTCTTTTATAAGCTGTTCTGTTGATAATCTACTCAGCATAGCTCTTGCGTTCTTTTCTGCGTTCTTAGTCATATTTCCCAACTTTCTACCCTCGTAACCTCCGGGGTGGGTGGTGTATGTTATGCAGGTATTACAAGACTGTCACGATCAGCCTTGACAAGACGATTTTTATTAAGTCTATCTTTCCACTGTTCAACAAGTGATTCATGGAGCTTTAAGGCTTCTTGCTTGCTGCAGGTTGTATAAGAATCAATTTCTTCAAAATCATCCATATACATTACAACGGTTTGGTATTCGTGTAATACTTCCACATAAGCTGTGGAAATATTACATTCTGTTTGATGTAACCAAAATTTGTGCCTTGCGATTACTTTATTCATTTTCAATCCCTCCTAAAATCTTTTTACAAGCTTCTACATATCTGTCTGGAAGTGTTTCAGTGTTCATCTTCCCATCGTTTGCTCTCCATTCGAGATATTTTTTAACTTCTTCTTTTTCTTCTTTCAGTTCGAAAATGAACTCTTCATAAGAAACGAAGTCCTCATTTTCGACTAACTTTTCAATTTCTTTTCTTAATTCTTTCATCTTCTTTTTCTCCTTTTCTGATTGCTTTGTTCTCTTAACTTACTTTTATTATACATAAAATCTATGCATACGTCAATAGAAAAACGCATAAAATTTATGCATAAAATTCTTGATGTAAAATTATGAGTATGATATAATAATTAAAAAGGAGGGAAAAGAATGATAAAATACAAATTAGATGTACAAGAAGAATTAAAGAAAAAAGGATACACTTCTTATATAATAAGAAAAAACAAGTATTTAAGCGAGGGAACACTTGCAAAGATAAAGCGAGGCGAACCAATAAATATGAAAAGCCTTAATGCTATTTGCTGTATGCTTAGAAAAAATGTAAATGATGTAATAGAAGTAGAAATAACAGATGATGAAAAAATAAAATATTTTATTTGAAAAAAGTGTTGACTTATACATAAATATTATGTATAATAAAGACAGTTAAAGGAGATAAGCAAAAAGAAAAGGAGATATGAGTTATGAAAAAATTAAACGCAGAAGAAATCAAAAAAGAATTATTAAACGAGGAAATGAGCTTCACAGATTTTGACAACTTCATGATGGAGTCTGGATATTACAGCGTATTTGATGATGGAGTAACAGCAGACATCAAGCAGGACGGAAATGTCGTGTATACAGCTACAGACTCTAACGAGTGCGAAGTGCAGATTTTCTTCGAGATCACAACAGATAATGGAGAGGACGAAGCCGAAGAAGCTTTCTACTTAAAAGTGACAGATGTGCAGGAGTTCTAATATGAGAACAAAATGGTTAGAAATGCAGGGCAAGACGGTAAATGGATTTAAAATATTAGAAGTTTACAGAGAAAACAAAAGAACAATGGCAAAAGTTGTCTGCCCTGCATGCGGGAAAACATTCATAACACGAGCAGAACACATAAAAAATGGGAAAAACTGTGGATGCACTACCAGAATAAAGATGAATGACCTAACTGGTAAAAAATTTGGCAGGCTAACAGCGATAGAACCAACGAATAGAAAAGCATCGAATGGTGCTATTATTTGGAAGTGCATTTGTGATTGTGGGAACGTAAATTTTGTTGACAGCGGAAGCCTTACAAAAGGAAGAGTGCAAAGCTGCGGATGCCTGAGAAAGCCGCATGAAATAGAGCAAGGCAAAAGAATGGCAGCAGAAACAAAGAAACAGTGCATTGACGGAACGAGTATAAGAAGTCTGACGATGAAGAAACCAAAGACGAACACTTCTGGAATAAAAGGGGTGTCTTGGGATAAAAGCAGAAATAAATGGGTGGCACAGATACAATTTAAGGGTAAGAATTATTACTTGGGCAGATACGCCAATAAGGAAGATGCAAGAGAAGCAAGAGAGAAAGCTGAAAAAGAAATGTTCGGAAAATTTCTGGAAGAGCATAAAGAGTATGTAAAGGATAAAAAGGCATTAAAAAAAAGAGTGTAAACAAAGGCACTTTCTACTATGGTATAATTATATTAGATAATAACCATAGTTGGGAGGTGTCTTTTTTGATTAATAACAAACTAAAGAATTGCTGTCACGATTGCGTACATTGCGAGATCGTTACAGAGACAAAGAGAAGAGCAATCCCAGAGAACAAAACAGAAGTGGTACTTGTAAATATAAAGTGTAGTCATATGTGCGTATGCTACAGATATAGAGAGGAAGTGCAGAATGGAAGATAGAAGTATATGCTGTGCTGAATGTATGTATCTACTAGGAAGTGATACAAAGAACTACTATACGTGTGACGTAGGCAAGTATAACAGAATAGACAACGCATATCTATGCACCTGCGACAAATATAAAAGCAGGAATCCAAGCACAAAAGAATATAAGAAATAAATAACAGATCGTTAGAGGTGGTAAATTTCGTTGCAACCACGCACCATATGGGTTAAAAGAGATGCAACGCTTGCCTAACGGTCTGTTTAAATATATATAAACCAAGAAAGGATGTGAGAAGATGAATCTAAATAGAATTATGCGAAAACTGCAAAGAGCAATAGTATCAAACGGATTTGTAATAAGCTTAGACACAACACAATTCTATTCAGAGGACCAGAAACGAATGATAACAATGTACATCCTGTCTATAAAAGCATATGAGAATACAAGAAAAGGTTGGAGAGATACCAAGTACGAGATACTAAGAACCGCTTCACAAGTGGATATAATTAAATGCTTGTCTGACATATGGGCAAGCATACGAGAAAGGAATGGGCAAATAAATGCGGGATGAACTTACACAGAAGCAAAGAACATTTGCTCATGCATGGATAGAAAACGGTGGGAATGATTATCAAGCGGCAATAGATGCGGGATATTCGCAAGCAACAGCAAAGAACGCAAGAAAGAATATCTTGGAAAAACGTGGAGTAAAGGAATATATTGCTAAACTACAAGCCGACTTAGACAAAGAAAAAGGGTTTGATATTATGAGTCTTGCAGACATACAGCGGAGACGGTCAATGATCGCCACTGGTGCGTTGCAAGATTCTTTTGGATTTACCCCAGATTTCCCAGACCAGTTAAAAGCCATGAACGACTTAGAAAAGGCTTTAACGGTGCAGGCAAAGGAAGAGGAAGAGAAGAAAGCAAGAGAAGAGGCATTAAGGAATAAGACATATCACATGGACCTTGATATAATCCCCGATGTATTTCATCCGATGATTCGAGATGTACGAAACCATGGGCATACGGAATATGTATTGCCGGGAGGACGTGGCTCTGGTAAATCCTCAACAATCCCCAATATCATTACAGAGCTAATGAGAAACAACCATGACATCCATTGCCTTGTTGTGAGAAAAGTATATAACACTGTAAAGGATTCTGTATATGCTAAAACCAAATGGGCAATAACAAAGCAGGAGTTCTCGGAAAAAGATTATAAATATACAAGCTCTCCTTATGAAATTACGATGAGAGACACAGGACAAAAGATATTCTTTCGTGGTGCTGATGATAAAGAAAAAATCAAGTCAATAGCACCAGATTTTGGATATATAGCGATTGTGTGGTTTGAAGAATTAGACCAGTTCGCAGGACCCGAAGAGATAAGAAGTATAGAGCAGTCTGCCATACGTGGTGGAGATTTAGCATGGATATTTAAGAGCTTTAACCCACCGAAGAGTGCTAACAACTGGGCAAATCAGTATTTGCAAGAGCCAAAGGAAAACAGGCTCATTACAAGAAGTACATATCTGGACGTGCCGAAAGAGTGGCTAGGACAGCCGTTTATTGACGAAGCGGAACACCTAAAAGAAATCAGACCAGAGGCATACGAGCATGAATACATGGGCATTGCTAACGGTAACGGTGGGGCAGTATTTGAGTATGTAGAAGTAAGAGAGATTACAGACAAAGAAATAGCACAGATGGACCGCATCTACCAAGGTGTCGACTGGGGATGGTATCCAGATAAGTACGCATTTACGAGGACATACTACGATGCGGCAAGGGAAACGATCTATTTAATAGATGAGCATTGCGTAAATAAGCGATCGAATGAGCAGACAGCCGACTGGATAAAGAAAAAAGGCTATAACGATTATGCAATCATTTGTGATAGTGCAGAGCCTAAATCAGTAGAGGACTACAGAAACTTAGGTCTTGTGGCACAGGCAGCAGTTAAAGGACCAGGGTCGGTTGAATACGGTATGAAGTGGCTACAACGTAGGAAGATTGTGATTGACCCACGGAGAACACCATACACATATAAAGAAATTACAACGTATGAGTATGACAGAGACAAAGACGGTAACATAATAAGCGGATACCCAGACAGAGACAATCATGCTATTGACTCACTTAGATATGCATACAACAGAGTGATTATGAGGAGAGGAGAGAACGCATAATGATGATAAATCTAAAAGATGTAACTTGTATACAAATTGGAAATGTAATGTTAGGTATCGAGAATATAGAAAAAATATCTATCCATGATGGTGGGGTTTGGCTTACGATTAATGGCGATTTGATACAAGGAGATATAGAAACAAAAATCGGAAACGTTAAACTGATAGCGGTGGAATAGATGGGTATAATAAGCAGAATGAAAGAGATATTAAGTACCCTTTTTAGGCAAAGGGCAAGAGACGAATTTAAGATTGATACTGTTACCAGTCCAGAGATGCAGAGAGCTATAGAAAAATGTGCATACATCTATAAGGGCAGTCCGTACTGGTTAGACAAGGACGAGCATATAAAGACTATCAACTTTGCAAAAGCTGTATGCAGTGAGACAGCACGCCTTGCTACACTTGCAATAGGAATAGAGATAGATGGCAGTGCAAGAGCTAATTGGTTGCAGGAGCAGATAGACAAGGAACTGGAACAGGTACGGCACCATGTAGAATACGGCTGCGCATACGGTACAGTTGTATTAAAGCCTAACGGTGCAAGTGTGGACTTGATTACACCAGAGAACTTTATAGTAACAGACGAAAGCAACGGAGAAATTCAAGGAATTGTGTTTGTACATCGTGAAATTTCCAGTGATGGCAGGACGTATTACACCAAACTAGAATATCATAGGTACATCGAGGACGTGTATCAGATTACAAATCGTTGCTATGCTTCTAAGGATGCCAACGATACAGGAAAGCCAATTGACATAGACGAGACACCTTGGAGGGGAGAACTAGAGGATGTAGGACTTACAAACCTAAATGGACAACGCCTGTATGCAGTTCTTAGGACACCGCAGGCGAATAACGTAGACCTGCATTGCAGTTTAGGATTGCCTATCTTTTACGAAGCAATAGAGGAGCTAAAAGACCTCGACACTGCATACAGTAGGAACGCAACAGAGATATTCGACAGTAGACGTATGGTGCTGATTGATTCTGATAGGTTAATGGAAAGTGGTACACCTGTGAAAGATACGCAGGCAGGCGTTGAACGAAGCAAGAAGCGTTTGAAATTGCCAGAATACGTTAAAAATGTAAATGGTACTGGTTTAGATGGCTTCTATCAAGAGGTAAATCCATCACTGAATACAGATACACGATTGACAGGAATCAATGCCCTACTGTCACAGATTGGGTATAAATGCGGATTCTCTAACGGATACTTTGTGTTTAATGAAACGACAGGGATTCAGACAGCTACAGGCGTAGAAGCAGAGCAACAGAGAACAATACAGTTTATCAAGGACGTTAGGGACAAGCTACAGTTCTGCATGGATGATTTGATTGCAGCACTTAATATCTTTGCTGATCTGTACCAATTAGCACCAAGTGGACCGTATGAGACTTACTATGACTTTGGAGACATAACATACAATGAGGACGAGGACCGTTCTCGTTGGTATAGCTATGTTGTAAGCGGTAAGATTCCTTTCTGGTACTATTTAACAAAATTTGAGGGATTTAGCGAAGAAGATGCAAAAGCATTAGAAGCAGAAGCGCAGCCAAAAGAACCAGACTTGTTCGGTGCAGGAGATGAAGAATAATGCTAACGCCAGATTACTTATGGTATGTGCCAGAAAAGGCAGAGAAGCAGGCGGAAGAACTGCATAACAAAATTGTATCTGTGATTATCGAACGAATGATGATAAGGCTAGGACGTGGCGAAGATTACCTTTTTACGCCTATCGACAAGTGGCAGATGGATGTATTGCAGGATGCAGGGTATATCTTGCAGGCGGTACAGAAAGAGATTGCACAAACAACAAAGATAGGCATTGATACAATCGCACAAACCATGAAAGAAGCAGGTATAAAGGCTATAGAATGGGATGATGCAGTGTATAAAAAAGCAGGTCTTGAACCAAAACCACTCGGGGAAAGTCCTTATCTACAACGATTATTGCAGAGGAATTACGAAAAGACAAAGGGAGAGATGCATAACTACACTGGTACGATGCCGAACGCCTGCCATGATAATTACATAGATGCAGTGGACAAGGCATACAACCAAACTGCAAGCGGTACAACGAGCTACACAGAAGCGGTCAAAGAAGCTGTTAACGACATTATAGACAAGGGTGCAGACGTAACATACCCTAGTGGACGTAGAGACAGTATAGAGACAGCTACAGCGAGAGCGGTCCGTACTGGTGTAAGCCAGATGGCAGCAGATATTACAGACGCACGTATGGACGAGATGGATTGGGATATCATCCTAACATCTGCCCATCTGGGAGCCAGAATTGGGAACGGTGGGGACAATTTAACCAATCATTTCTGGTGGCAAGGCAAGTTTTACAGCAAAAGCGGTAATGACCCAAGATTTCCGCCTTTTTCGGTCTGCGGTATGGGAAACGTGCAGGGAATCCATGGGGCAAACTGCCGACACTCACACGGACCGGGGGATGGAATAAACAATCCGTTCGAGGACTATGACAGCGAAGAGAACCGCAAGGAATACGAGAAGAGAAAACGCCAGAGAGAGCTTGAAAGACGTATCAGAAAGACGAAACGGCAGTTAATCGGCATGAAAACGGCTGTGGATAATGCAAAGGACGAAGTCTTAAAGCATGAGCTTGATATGGAATATCAGAAAAAGGCTGCACTATTGCAAAAACAGAATCAAGCTTATAAAGATTACTGCAAGCAGAACAATCTCAAGACACAAAACGAAAGACTCAACACCGCAGGATGGGACAGAAGTCAATCATCATCTGCTAGAGGTGCAGCGACTAGGTATAATAACGCACGAGGTAAATAATTTGGAAACTATTAATCAATTCATGGTTGCGTGTGGGTGGATTATAACCATTGGTGGAGCTGTAGGCGTATTGTATAAAGCCTATAAGCATTACAAGAAGCCTACGGACGATTTAGAACAACGTATAACGTCAATAGAGACAGACATCAAAGACATTAAGCAGAAGCTTAACAGTGACTACAACGCAATTAACAGCCAACAGGACGATGTTAATTTAGTCATGAAAAGTATGTTTAATCTGATTGAGAACAAAATCACAGGGAACAACATCGAGGGTCTAAAAAAAACCAGAGACGAGTTAATAAACGCACTGACAACGCACGAGAAATAAAGGAGAACCAAAATGGGAAGTAGAGAATATTTAGCGGTATGCAAAGCAAAGATTGTTGATTATGTGAACGGACATATGGACAAGACAGACAACAATCATATTACAATGAATGACGTGTATGTTGTTTGGTATTCCAAAACATTACAGAACCACAAAGCACTGTTAAGCACGACATTATCTGATGGCATGTATTATGAAATGACATTCAACGGAGATGAAAGCGAGCTGTACATGGACGCTTACAAGAAGTGGGAAAATGTCAAGTTTGAGATGTAAAGGAGAATAAGAATGATAATTGACGGTATAAATTTTAAAGAGTTAAATATCACAAAAGATGGAGAACTGATTGCATCAATTACAGATGGAAAAGATGGAATCGTACACAAGGACGGCTATAGAGTACAACTTGTAGTGGAAGATGTCGGCATGTCGTTTGCAGAAGCATTTAAAAGAATGAAAGCAGGACACAAAGTAAAACTTCCATCATGGGGTGGTTTCTGGTACTGGGATACAGAAAAAGAAACTATCATGATGCAGTGCAGAGATAAAGACAACGGAGAAAAGGGAGACTTATTAGATATTAGAGATACAAAAATGGTGGAATACACACTAAACAATATCTTATCTAATGAATGGTTGATTGCAGAATAAGGAGTAAAAGTATGGCTAAATACGTAAAGAAACCTGTTGAGATAGAAGCGATCACGTTTGATGAGTTTATGAGAATCGGAGCAGAGAACGCTGATACTGTGGTTAACGGTCTGCCTGTTAAGTTTACATATAATGGTTATGTCATTAGACAATATGACAGCAATTCTTATATCATTCCGACACTAGAGGGAGATTTCCTCATGACAAAAGATGATATGCTTATTACTGGCGTAAACGGAGAAATCTATCCATGTAAGAAAGAAATTTTTGAAAAAACTTATGAAAAGTGTATTGAAAAATCCATAGTATAGCATTTACAATAATACTTGTAACAAATAATAGTTGTTGTTGAATAAATCATTTTTTTACTTGCTAGTATGTGATTTGTTTCGAAGATTTTTCATGTTACAACCCTTTTTCTTATTGATTTTATAAAGTATAATACGGCAGGACTTCTCGCGAGGTCCGTGGAAACATAGTTCAGTTGGTTAGAGCATCCACCTCATAAGTGGACAGTCACAGGTTCGAGTCCTGTTGTTTCCATTAGCCACAAAAAGTGGCGATCAATAGCATTTATTTTCTGACCCTTTATTGGTAGAGCTGTAATTTTTTTCACGAAAAAAGCATCATGTTGTCGCATGGTGCTTTTTTCGTGAAAAAAATTAGAAAAATGAGTAGAAAAAAAGAGTCTCCATATCTTACAATAAAAGAGTAGATTGTTTGATGCTCATGTGATTCAATCAACTAACCTCCTCCCACAAGTTTTAAGAGAGAGTTAGAGGCTCAAAAGTGGTTCAAGTCCACTCTTCTCTTTTACCTTGGCTTAGGTTTATAAGCCTTAATCCATTACCGCAGACGAGCGGTATACAAATATCGTAGGAGGATATATATGCAGAATTACGAAAAGATTTTAGAAGAATTAGGAATCGAAATCCTAGAAGATAAAAAAGCGGATTTAAAAAAGAAAATGTCTGAAAACTATAAGACTGTAGCTGACTACAATAAGCAGGTAGAGAAAAAAGATGAATACAAAACATCTTTAGACGAAGTGCAGTCTAAATTAGCCGACTTAGAGAAAGAAGATGTTGACGGCCTTAAGACTAAGATTACAACATTAACGCAGGAACTTGCAGATGAAAAAGAAGCAAGAGCAAAAGAAGCTAAACAGACAGAGTTAAGAGACAAAGTAAAAGATTTCTTATCTGATAAAAAATTTGTAAATGCAATCACAGAAGACTCTATCCGTTCCCAGATGATTCAGAAATTAGAAGAAGAGAATGGGAAAAATGCAGAAGATGTATTTAAAGAACTTACTACTAAAGATGGGAAACCAATTGAGAACATCTTGGTTGATGAAAAGAAAGTACCAGATGTTAAAATCCCAAGCTTTACAACTAAGTTCAACAGCGGAGAGCAGAAAAAGGGAACACAGAAGTTAAGGGAAATGTCTTTAGACGACAGAATGAAGCTTAAGGCAGAGGACCCAGACTACTATGCAACCTTATTAAACGACAGATAGATAATACCGACTCACAATATGGAAGTGAGCCGCTAACCTAAAATCCCTTAATAGTTGTAGGTAGATGGGACAAAGATAAGTCCTTATCTATTCTTATTTAGGGTAGAAAGGACTTTTTTTATGCCAAGAACAGGAAGATTTGGCGGTTTTGATTTTGACCCAGAGGTTTTTTCTGAGTTTATGTCAGAAAACCCAACATGGAACGATGCAATTATTGCATCTGGTGTGTTAGCACAGGACAATACAATCATGGATTTAATCGGAGAAAAAGGAAATATCGCAACAATTCCATTCTATACACCGATTGATGAACAGGACTCACAGGCTTTAAACAACGATGGAGAAACAGATAATACGCCTGTTGAAATTACAGGAAAGAAACAGACTTGCATGTTAATTCAGAGAATGAAAGCTTGGAAAGCAAAAGACTTTACAAAAGAGTTAACAGGTGCCGACCCTATGACTCATGTTGCAAACTCTGTTGCAAGCTTTTATAAGCAGGTAAGAACACGTGACTTAATGGCTACAGTTGATGCAGTTTTAAGTCTGTCTGGTATGGAAAACCATATTACAGACTTATCTTTAACTGGCGAGGGTACTGTTGGAGATGTAAACAAAATTGACGATACAACACTTATCTTTGCACAGCAGAAAGCTTTAGGAGATTCCGCTGACAAGATGGGATTACTTGTATTAAACTCTTACATTTATGCAAAGTACAAAGCAATGGGACTTGTTGACTACAACAAATACACTATTGCTAACGCAGTAGAAAGAGAAGTAAATCTTCCTACAATCGGTGGATTTATCCCACTGGTAACAGACAGATTTACAGTTGATACAGCAGGAACAAACCCAGTATACAAAACTTATATGCTTGGTACAGGCTCAGTATTGACTTGTGATAAGACAAACTATGAAAATCCTTATTATACAGACTATGACCCAGAAACATCTGCCGGTATCGAAAAGCTGTATACAAAACAGGGTTATGTATTACATCCTAACGGATTTTCTATTAATTCTAACAAGATCGCAAAAGAGTCTCCTACAAATGCAGAGTTAGGAGCTAAAGCAAACTGGTCTTTAGCATTTAACCAGAAGAATATCCGCATGGGTGTTATTAAATCCAACGGATAAAAAGGAGTGATTTCATGGCAAATTATGTTGACTATGAATATTACAAAACCTTTTTTGGAGAGAAAGCAATCCCAGAAGCAGACTTTAATCGTCTGGTCTGGGATTCTTGCAAGAAGATAGATAATGCCACAACAGGCGTGGACAATGTCAAAAAGCTTAAGATTGCTTTTCCAACAGATGAAGATGATGCAGAAGCAGTTAAAAGATGTGTTTGCGAACTTCTGTCAATCACATATAAGATTGAACAGGCAGAAACGAGAGTTGAAGCATCACAGGGTTATATCACATTAGAAGATGGAACTGTGATGAGTAAGCAGGTAGCATCTAAGAGTGCAGGAAACGAGAGTATAAGTTATGTGACTTCTAATAACGCAGGTACGGCTACATTGATAGATAAGTGTCTAGCGGATAAAGAAGCACAAAAGCAGTTATACTCTGACACAATAAGAGACTACTTATCGGGTGTCACAGATGCCAACGGAGTTAATTTGCTGTATATGGGAATGTACCCAACGGAGTATTTATGAAAGATTGTAAAGTAAATGTTTTAGGAACTACATATAAAATCAGATTCAGACACGAGAACGAAGATGAAAAACTACAAGAATTGTCTGGTTATTGCGATTATTCAAATAAAACAATAGTCGTTGCAATTCTTGAAAAAAGTGTTGATTCTGTGGATAACATTGAATCGGTTCAAAAAAGTGTGCTTAGGCATGAGATTATGCACGCTTTCTTATACGAAAGTGGTTTAGATGGACAGTCCTGCAACACAGATTGTTGGGCAAATAACGAAGAGATGATTGACTGGTTTGCTTTACAGTCTAAAAAGATTTTTAAAGTTTTTAAAAGAGCAGGTGCATTATAAGCGGAGGGATACGATGTATAACGACACAATTACACTTTTCAATAGATATGAGAGTAAGCAGGGCGATACATGGTATCCCTCCGTTTTGCATAATTGCAATCTTAACATGGATAAAGCAAGCATCATTGCAAAATATGGCTCTGACTCACAGGACAATGCTGTATTAAACGTGCAGTATAGCCTAAAAGACGGTCAAAAGATGGTAGGGAGTAAATTATGGCTACCACCTAAAGAATGGTCTAAACAGGCAAATGATAAGTTACCACAGGCACTTACATTTAGTTCTAAGGCTAATGGTTTTGACTTCTTTATTGTTAGAGAATGGGAAAATGAAGAACCGATTGCAGACGATGATTATATAGACGGTTTTTACGAAGAGATGAAACTTAAGTATGATTATGTCTTTGCGATCACTGGCAGTGCTTTTTATGATATTATTCCGCATTTTGAAGTTATGGCGAAGTAGGTGGTTACATGGCTAAAAAGAAATTAGGAAATGTCAATATAAATACATCTAACATGATTGCGAATATCAGCCTTGAAAGATTTGACGACCAGATACAGCATGCTCAGTTTTGGCTAGATAGTCAAATTATGACCGATATGGTTCCTTATATGCCACATGAAACAGGTACATTCATTAACGTAACGAGAGCAAAAAGTGCTTCTCTTGCAGGTACTGGAATGGTATGTGCAGGCACTGGACCGATGGGACGTTTCTTATACTACGGTAAAGGTATGGTTGATGAACTAACAGGTTCTCCATGGGCAAGAAAAGGGGCAAGAAAGGTTCTTGTTTCTGAATTTGCAGGACAAACCAATGCAAAAGAAGACCTGTCCTATTCCAATCCTAAAGCTACTCCAAAATGGTTTGAAACAGCAAAGAAGAATCATGGTAAAGCATGGGTTACTCATGTTAAGAAGCAGGCAGGGGGAAGCTAATGGCAGAAGAAAAGAAAGCAGTCAAGTACGACATTGATGGTTTTGATGTGATCACAACAGCATTGCAGGAACTGGTAAATCAATTCCCAGAATTAAGAGAGGGAGACGAAATTGCATTTTCTACATTAGATGATGCAAGCGGAAAAGCAATGTTCCCAGTAAGCGGTGCAGTGATCGAATCAGAAAAAGAAAGTATCACAGGACACGTCACACAGGTATGTCTGTATCCATTTTGCGTGATATGTCGTGCAAGTGGTACAAAACCAAAGAGGAAAGCAGACATTAAGGAGTGGTTGGACAACCTTGGCAAATGGTTAGAAAAACAAACAATCACGATTAAAAACAATACATATAAGCTAGAAGAATATCCGATTCTGACAGGCAATCGAAAGTTTTTAACGATTGACAGACAGACACCTGCATATTTGGACAGCACAAACGAAAACAAGTCTGAGAATTGGGCAATCAACATTTCTGCCCGATACCAAAATGACTTTGATAGATAGATAACACATTAACTGGTCTGCATTATGGAGCAGATCACTAACCTTGAAAAGATAAAGGAGAATCAAAATGGCAGTTACAACAGGTAAAATTGCACGTAAATATATGGCTCATTTCTTAGATTCTGGTTCACTTTGTGGCGGAACATCTGGTTATGAACGTCTGGGAAAAGACTTAGAAGAGTACAATGTCGAATTGAATCCAGACACAGAAACATCTAAAAATATCATCGGAGAATCAACATTTAAGCATAACGGATATGAAGTATCTTCTGAAGCTGACCCTTATTATGCAGAGGCTGACTCTGTATTATCACAGAAATTGCAGGAAATTGTTGATAATCGTTACACAGACGACAACTTAAAGACAAACGCCGTAGAAGTGCATATGTGGAAAGAAGCTACAAGTGGAGCTTATGAAGCATATCAGCAGGAATGTTATGTAACACCTACATCATACGGTGGGGATACATCTGGTTATCAGATTCCATTTACCGTCAATTATGTTGGAGAACGTACAAAAGGTACTTACAACGTTGAAACAGGTAAATTTACAGCAGCTACAAGTTCAGTAAATGCATCAAGCACAGGGAAATAGGGGTTAAGCAATGGAAGAATTAAGAAGAAAAGTCAAAACTGGTGCCTTAAATGTGGTACTGACCAATGAAGATGATGCAGAGATTGGAAGATTTTCTTTCAATCCTGTTGATTTAAATATCATTAGAAGATACGAAGAGGTAGTTGCAAATCTTGAAAAGATGGAAGTACCAGAAGATGCAACAGAAAAAGATATTCTGGAATTATCCGACAGATTAGAAGAACAGATTGATTACTTACTCAACTCTAAAGCTTCTAAATCTGTTTTTGCTATCTGCAATCCGCTGACATTAACAGAAAGTGGAGATTTCTTTATTGAGAATATCATCGTTGAGATTGCGGACGTTATTGAGCAGGTAACAGACCAGAGAATCAAAAAGAAACAGGCGAAAATTAAAAGGGCAACGTCTAAATATCACAAATAATGGAAGTTTGGGAACTTCCTACATCCATAGTAGTTGGTGGCATTAAGTACGATATTCGTACAGATTTTCGAGCAATTCTGGATATATTAAAGACTTTTAATGATCCAGAGTTTGAAAACGATGAAAAGTGGATTGTTTGCCTTACCATTTTATACGTTGATTTTGGAAATATGCCACCACAAGACTATGAAGAAGCTATTGAAAAAGCCATCGAATTTATTGACATGGGTATCAAAGATGATGGGAAGAAGCAACCTCATGTGATGGATTGGGAACATGATGCACCAGTTATCATCCCATCTGTTAACCGTGTACTTGGAAAAGAAATACGAGCTATGCAGTATTTACATTGGTGGACTTTTTTAGGAGCTTACATGGAAATTGGGGAGTCTTTGTTTTCGCAGATTCTTAGTGTTCGCATGAAGAAAGCCAAAGGAAAGAAACTGGAAGATTGGGAAAGAGAGTTCTACAAAGAAAATAAAACGCTTATTGACCTAGATGTTAAATATTCCGAAGAGGAATTAGAAGAACAGAAACGTTTGAACGATTTACTGAATGGGAAAGGGGCGTGATTGAATGGCTACACAAAAAGCGGATGGAAGTATTTATATCAAAACAGAGATTGATACAACCGAAGCAAAAGCAAGTGTGAAAGAAATCGCATCCCTTTTAAAACGTTTATCCAATCAAGTGAAAACCATTGGGAAATCAATGGAAAAAGCCATGAGTGGCGGTATAAAAGCACCAGATACAAAAGGTATGGATGTTGTCGAAGAAAAAGCAAAGACCGTGGCTGAGGAACTGGAAAAGACCACACAGGCAGAAAAGAAACTTGATAACATCGACATTAAAACGACTGCACTTGATACGTTAGATAAAGCGATAGAAACCACAGGACAGAAACTTGCAGAGTTGGAAAAAGCACAGATGGATGTATTCAACAGAAATCAGAGTGCAACATCTTCTCCTGCGTTTCAAGCAATGGAGAGTGCCGCGGCTAAACTAGATCAGCAATATGAAGAACTTCTTGCAAAGAAAAAGCAGTTAGAAGCACCAACAGCGATTACAGACAGTGGTTTACCTAAAACAGCGAAGCTTACAGGTGGAACAGGTCTTGCAAGTGAAGAGAGTGCAAAAGCATTACAGAAATTAAATGTAGAAATCACAGGTACAGAAACAAGTGTTGAATCCTTAAATACTGATTTAGGGCAGACAACGCAGTTACAGGATGAAATCAGCAATTCAAATATCAAGACAACAGCATATCAGATTCTTGAGGATTCTTTGCAACGCCTTGATGCACAATTTGAACAGGTAGCAACAGCACAGCAAGAAATCTTTGCAAGAAATCAGAACGCAACTTCTTCCCCTGCATTTTTGGCATTAGAGAGTGCGGCAGAGAAGTTGGGCAGGCAGTATGATTCATTGATCGCTAAGAAACGGCAGTTAGAAAGCGGTGGTGGGGCAGTACAAACACCTGCGATCAAGACAGCACCTATGACTGGTGCATATTCCGCCACAGCATCTAGTGCTAGTCAAAAGGCTTTGGATGCCTTAAACAAAGAGATATTACAGACTGATGCAAAAGAAAAAGGGCTTGTTAATACAAATAGCAAGCTTGGTTCATCGTTCAAGAATGTCAGTCAGTCAGCCGACAGTGCTAAGACTAAAACAGGCGGTATTTCATCTATTTTTAGCAGAATGGGTGGAGTAGTATCTGGACTTGGAAAACGTCTTGCAGGACTGGCACAGAACTTCACAAGCACTACAAACAGTGCTAACAATGCAAGATTTTCAATCGGTCGAATGGTTGGAATGAGTATCTTATATTCTACTGTTTTTGGTATGATTTCTAAAGTAAATAGTGGAATCATGACAGGTATAAATAACCTTGCTCAATATTCGTCTGCTACTAATGCTTCGATATCTTCTATGATGTCGGCATTAACACAGCTACAGAACAGTTTAGCAACAGCATTTGCACCAATACTGTCTGTAGTAGCACCTATATTAACGGCATTTATAAATATGCTGTCAAGAGCGATTACTTATGTAGGTATGTTCATAGCAGCACTGACAGGACAGAAATCTTTTACAAAAGCAAAAGCTGTACAAGAAGATTATGCTGCATCGTTGCAAAAGACTTCTAAGAGTTCTAATAGTGCAGCGAAGTCTACAAAGAAAAACGCAAATGCAACAAAAAAAGCAAATAAAGAGATGCAGACATATCTTTCTGGTCTGGACGAAATCAGACAGTATCAGAAAGAAAAAGACAATACACCTAGTTCAAACTCAACGCCATCAACAGGTGGCGGAGGTGGTGGCGGATACACGGGACCATCCATTGGAGATATGTTTGAGAAAGTTCCTATTGAATCTTCTATTGCGGACATTGCTAAGAAGATTAAGAACCTCATAAAAAAAGAGGACTGGGAGGGACTTGGGACTTACATTGCATCTGGTATCAATAAAGGATTGCAAAAAATCTATGATGCCATCAATTGGGATAATGTAGGTCCGAAGATTACATATTTTGTGAACGCATTTACACGGACATTCAATAGTCTTGTTGATCACATAGACTGGGATTTAATGGGACGTACTGTGGGTGCAGGTATTAATACAATTGTCAACACACTGAATCTGTTGATAGAGGGAATCAATTGGAAAAATCTTGGTTCAAAAATTGCAACAGGTATCAACGGCTTATTCAATGAAGTGAATTGGAATAATGTAGGGCGGTTGTTTACGAATAAAATAAATGTTCCGTTTCAAATGTTAGAGGGAGCTGTAAATACTCTTAACTGGGCAAAAATAGGAACGTCAATAGGTGGATTTTTGAATGGTGCGATCAACCAGATAGATGTTAAGTCTATTGGTACAAGCTTATCTGGATTAGCATTAGGAATATTAACAACATTAGATAATGCACTCACTACAACAAACTGGTCACAGCTTGGCACAAAATTAGCAACATTATTAACATCTATTGATTGGGTTGGAATATTTGTTAGTGCAATATCTGTTGCAGGAAAAGCAATCACGGCATTAACACAGCTTGGTGTGTCTTTTATGGATAACTTGGCAAAAGGTATTACAAATGGGACACAGCAGTTTATTAGTAAGGGATTATCAGCATTGACGAGTTTTACTGCAAACTTAAGAAGCAATGCAGGAAAATTAGTAGATTCTGGTTTAAAGCTTATGTTAAATCTTGCAAAAGGTATAGCAAAAGCAATGCCAGACATCATCAAAAATGTACCACAGATTGTGATTAATATTGCAGGCGTTATTAACGATAATGCCCCTAAGATATTACTTGCAGGAGTACAGCTTATCGCAATCTTGCTCAAAGGTCTCATCCAGTCAATACCGACATTGATCGCAAACGTGCCAAAGATTGTGCAGGCAATCGTCAGTGTATTTACAGCTTATAATTGGCTATCACTTGGAAAAAGCCTCATCACAGGTATTAAAAACGGAATTATGAATGCAAAAAATACTGCGGTTGATGCTATGAAGAATACATACAATGGCTTGATTGATGCGATAAAGAATTTACCGTCTAAACTCAAAGGACTTGGAGAAAACGGAATTAAAGGGATAGGCAATGGAATTACTGGGAAATTGTCTGGACTTAAAACAACGGCAGGGAAAATATTGACCAACATCATAGAAGCGGTTAAAAATCTTCCTAAAGAATTATCAAAAAAAGCTACATCTGCGATAAGAGATATGAAAACTACATTTAAAAATGTCGATTGGGGCAGCGTTGGAATGAATGTAGTAAAAGGTATTGCAAAAGGTGTTGGAGATTTTGCATGGATTTTGGTTGATAAAATGACAGGTCTTGCACAAAAGGCGTGGGAGGGTGTGAAAGATTTCTTTGGAATCCATTCTCCATCAAGACTTATGAGAGATACGGTAGGTAAGATGATTCCTGCCGGTATTACAGTAGGTTTGGAAAAAGCTTTTCCAGATACACTCAAAACCCTTATGAATCAGTCTGAACAGTTGGCAAATGTACCGTTCAGAACACCAGAGATTGCTACAGGTAAGATAATACCTGCGAAAGCATCCGCAGTGATCGCACAAAAGCAGAACAGCACAAACAGTAACAATAATGACGTACTTAATTTACTTGAACAGCTATTATCTGTTACGAAGTCCTTAGAATCAGACAACAGCGGTAACAATGGTGGGGATTATCATTTCACAGCACAGATTAACCGCAGGACGTTGTTTGATGAATTTATCGAAGAAGCAAAACTAAGACAAATGAGTAATGGTAGAAATCCATTCAGCCTTGCGTAGAAAGGAGTAAAAAATGGCACAGGATTATATAAAAATCAATAATAAAAAAGTCTGGCAACCAGATTCAGACACAGCCGTAGCTTTTGAAACTACCTATACGCAAGGTAGCACGAGGGCACAGTCTGGTAAAGGAAAGTTTACCCCGATGTTCACAGTAGAGCAATTTACATACAGTGCATCGGATGTGCCAATGTCTAAGGTTACGGAAATATTAGAAATGGTGGCACGTGGTAAATCTTTTGATTTACATTATTTTTCTGTATTTTACGGAGAGTGGAGAACAGCAAAGTTTTATGTCGGACAGGTATCGGACATTAAGATAAAAACACTTAAAAATAACCACGAAAAAGTATCAAGTATATCTTTCAATATGCAGGGGGTTAACCCGATATGATAAATGTAAGTGATGAATTTAAACAGCTAATGGCAGAACGACAAGATTTTAAATGTAATGCGGAAGTAACGCTTGCGAATGGTACTGTACTGCCATTGGGAGAAGATGATTTTTCAATTGACAATAACAGTTTAGTCGATGCGGCAGGAGCTAACACCATTCCTTTAGGTGTTGCACTCAGCCGTAATGTACAGTTAGAAATCATGAATGACGATGATCACTTATCCAATTATGACTTCTTCGGAGCAAAAATCAGACTGTATCTAACATTTGAATTATCAGAGACAACAGAAAAAATTGAATACGGTACATTTACTGTCACACAGCCAGAAACATATGGAAATGTAGTTACGATTGTCGGACATGATGATATGTATAAGGCTGATAAGTCATATAGCACATCATTGACATTCCCTGCGACAGCAAAAAATGTATTAATAGATAGTTGTGATACATGCGGTATTTTAATAGGAGATAGTAACTTTTTACATAATGATTTTCAGATACAGACTATGCCCTCAAGCGATTACACACACCGACAGGTTATAGGATTTATCGCTATGATTGCTTGCGGAAACGCAAGAATTGACCGTACAGGACGTTTGCAGATAATGACCTATGATTTTGACTACGAAAACGGTAGTATCCATGATATTGAAGCTTATGATTCTTTGACAAGTGATACAAATGATGTGCAGGTAACAGGTGTACAAATGACAAAGACTGTTACTAAGACAACAACCGATGAAGATGGTAACGAAAATGAAGAAGATGTAGAAGAAATTGTAAAAGTCGGTGGAGATAGCTATGTATTATCTATTGAAAACCCATTAGTAAAAGGGCATGAAGAAACACTTATTTCATGGATCTATGAAAAATTTGAAAATGTGACTTTCAGAGGATTTTCGATGGATTATATATCTTATCCAATAGCAGAGTTTATGGATAAGATTAAAGTTACGGACTGGCGAGAAAATAGTTTTTATTCTGTATTAACAGATGTAAACTTTGTATTCTTTGGGTATACAACATTAAAGAATAGTGCAGAATCTCCATTGCGTAATCAGAGCAACTACACATCAAGTAATCAGAAAGCAATTATACAAGGAAAACAGTTAATTGAACAGGAAAGAAACAACCGTCAAAATGCTTTAGATAAGATGCAAGAAGCATTAAAAAACAGTAATGGAATGTATGCAACGCAGGAAATACTGTTAGATGGTTCGACTATATATTACTTGCATGACAAACCAACATTAGTAGAATCAAAGAATGTTATTAAATTGACATCGGAAGTTATCGGATTCTCTATTGATGGTGGTAAGACATATCCTTACGGATTTACGATCACTGGGGAAATGGTAGCAAGATTGCTTTATACAGAGGGTATTAATGCAGATTATATCAACACTGGTGCATTAACTGTCAAAGATAAATCTGGAAATATCATCTTCTATGCAGACATGGAGACTGGTACTGTAAAGATTTCTGGGGATAACGTCACAATCGGTGGTAAATCAGCACCCGATGCGATCAGTGATGCAGTGAAAGAATCTAAGAACTATGCAGACGGTAAAGTATCAGACTTTGCAGAAACAGTTACAAAAAGTGTAGCTGATCTACAGAACCAGATTGACGGACAGATCGAGACGTTCTACTACGACTATGAGCCAACTCTAAAAAACATCCCTGCTTCTGACTGGACAACAGAAGATGATAAAAAGAAGCATGAGGGAGACTTGTTTTATTGGAAATCTAAAGGTTATGCCTACAGATTTTTCAAGGACGGAGATACATGGAAGTGGCAGTTAGTACAAGATACAGACGTTACAAAAGCATTGCAGACAGCATCTTTTGCACAGTCTACAGCAAACAGCAAATGCCGTGTATTTCTGACACAACCTACACCACCTTATGACACAGGGGATATGTGGAATCAAGGACAGAACGGAGACATCCTTACTTGCGTGGTAGCAAGGGGAGAGGGTGCAAGCTATGTGGAAACCGACTGGCAGAAGCTTAACAAGTACACGGACGATGAGACAGCCAATAAGGCACTGGAAGAAGCCAGAAAATCTCGTGCAATGATTATCAATCTGGACAACGATTATCAAGCAATCACGACAGATTATAAGGGAGAGTACACAACGTTTCCAGAGTGCCGCACGACAGCACAGGTTTTGTACGGTCATACCGACATATCTAACGACTGTACTTATAATGTGCAGAAGTCAAGCGGTGTCGTAGGTTCTTGGAACAATTCAACTCACACATACACTGTGACAGCATTAACAACAGACGTGGGATGGGTGGATATTACAGCAAATTACCTAAATACATATTCTGTTACGAAAAGATTTGACATTGCTAAATTAAAAGGCGGTATCCCTGGAGAGACAGGTGCAAAAGGAGATAAGGGAGAAACTGGAGCAAGCGGTAGAAGTATCACAAGTTCTGAAACGACTTATCAAGCATCCAACAGCGGAACGGTAGCACCAACAGGAACATGGAGCAAAACACCGCCAAACGTTGCAGAAAATCAATATCTGTGGACGAGGACCATATATACTTACTCTGATAAAACCACAAGCACAACATATTCCATCGGTAAGATGGGAGCTAAAGGAGAACAGGGTGCAAAGGGAGAAACTGGTGCTACTGGACCGCAAGGGGAAAAGGGTGCCACTGGACCTCAAGGGCCACAGGGCGAACAGGGAATCCAAGGTCCGCAAGGAGAAAAGGGCGAAAAAGGCGACCAAGGACCACAGGGTCTACAAGGTATTCAAGGCCCAAAAGGAGAACAAGGAATCCAAGGACCTAAGGGTGCTAGTGGAGATACAACATATTTTCACATTAAGTATAGTTCTGTGGCAAAACCCACAACAGCTTCTCAAATGACTGAAACCCCATCTGCCTATATTGGAACATACGTGGACTTCACAGAAGCAGACTCAAACGACCCATCTAAATATACATGGGCGAGATTCCAAGGATTGCAGGGAGAAAAAGGTACACAGGGAATCCCTGGTACTAACGGTACTAACGGAAAAACCACTTATCTTCACATCAAATACTCAAATGACGGTGGAAAAACCTTTACTTCCAATTCTGGCGAAACGGTAGGAGATTACATTGGTACTTGCACAGATTACAACCTAAACGATCCAACGACAGTAGCTTCTTATACTTGGGCGAAGATTAAAGGCGAACAGGGTATTCAAGGAGCTAAAGGGGATAAAGGAGAACAGGGTGTTGCAGGTAAAGACGGAACTGACGGTAAAAATGCAACGTATATTACTGTATCTGGTACTAATTATGATACGGTTCAAGGAATTAGTAAAAATGCATCATATGTTCTTATAAATGGAATTAAATATGATTTTATGCCAACTAGAGGACATACATTAGTAGTTATCAATCCATCCAGTGGTGCTATAGAAAGTATAAAAAGTTATGATACATATACGACAGCAAGTGCATTAGACAGCCCATTGAGTGCAGTAGCATCTGGAAAAATAATATGTTTGTTTACTGCGGATGCAAGCGGATTAACCCGAACCGCCAGAAACACATTAATAGAATGTGGTTCTGCAATGACCGACACTTGGGGAAGTTCTCGTGTTACTCATCTTTTTATCGGTATGAAAGGATTAGAAAAGGGCAATGCATATGAAATTATTGCAAAAGGAAGTGATGCTACAAAAAGTATTACCGCATATTATACTGCATCTGGAATAGTTCTTAATGGACAAGTTGGAGCGACTGGACCGCAGGGAGCTAAAGGAAATGACGGTGTATCTCCGACAGTATCAATTTCAAAAAGCGGTACAGTAACAACCATCACAATTACAGATAAAAATGGAACACATACACAGACTGTCAATGACGGAACGAATGGAACGGCAGGTAAGGCAGGTGCGGACGGTAAAACACCATATTTCCATGTTAAGTATAGTAACGATGGCGGTAAGACGTTCACTTCTAATTCAGGAGAGGACGTTGGAACATATATCGGAACTTGCACCGACTATAACCAAGCAGACCCTACAACGGTTGGTTCTTACACTTGGGCAAGAATCAAGGGAGAGACAGGGGCAACAGGACCACAGGGAGAAAAAGGGAATACGGGAGCAACTGGTCCGCAAGGAAGTGCAGGAAGAACGTACTTCATGGAAACATCGTCAAGTATCGTGAAAATGTCTGCGGACAACACGATTGTGCCGAACTACATTACATTATCTGGTTACTACCGTGACGGTACAGCAACAGCACGTACAGCTTATAAGTGTCGATTCAAGATTGAGGAAACAACGGACGGAGATACATACACGACCGTTTATACTTCATCCTCAGATGAAACTGACATTACCCATGCACTGTACTCTGTGCTAGCAAGTGGTTCAAGCGGTGTTACTGCAAGCGGTTCAAGTGGTATCGGTATCTCAAGAAATCTTACAGCGTTAAGGTGTACGATGTATGCCGCAGGTGGATTTTCACAGGTGTTGGATATTGAGACAATTCCAGTAGCCATTGACGTAGATGCACTGACTCACGAAGATATATTCAATCTGCTGACCAACGACGGAGCATGGCAAGGTATTTATCGTGGGTCTGACGGTAAGTTGTATATCAACTTTACTTATGCTAGAGGTGGAACATTAAATCTTGGTGGAAAAGCAAACACGTACGGTAATGGACAAATGCACGTTTATGATGCAAATGACAATGAAATTGTTGACATAAACACGAAAGGGATAGTCGTAACGCATTATATATCAGGCATGGGAGAAAAGCCAATATCATATGTGTGTATAACACCAGACGTGTTCGGTGGTATATATTTATCTGAAAACAAGGATGGAACTGGTGCATGTGCGATTTTGTCCCCAGATGAGATTGTATTAAAAAATAACAGCAGTGGACCAATTACAGTACAAACAGACATAACAATGCATATGACGGATGAATCACTTTATCTTGGGTCGGTAAGTAATTATAAATTTCATTTTGGAAAAGAAAAATCAAGTTTTTATCAGCCAGTTACTATTGGCGGAAGTTTGTCTGTTGCAGGAACAAAAAACAGAATCATAGATACAGAAAATTACGATACAAGAAAGCAGTATTGTTATGAAACAGCAACCCCATATTTTGGGGATATAGGTTCTGGATGTACTGATAATACAGGAAAATGTTACATAGACATTAACGATATATTTTCAGAGACAGTAAACACAGGTGTTGAGTACCAAGTATTCTTGCAGAAAGAGGGGCAAGGCGATATATGGGTAGAAGAAAAGACCGATAGTTACTTTGTCGTTCGAGGCACTGAAAACCTTAAATTTTCGTGGGAAATCAAAGCAATTCAGAAAGATTACGAATTTGAACGACTTGAAAAATTCGATAACTCAGAAAAAGAAGAAGTGATTGACTATGAGAAAGAATATATGGAAGAAATCAACGATTTGATTAAAGAACAGGAGGAAATGTTAAATGAAACAGTTGAGTAGCTTTATGGTATTAAATATTGACGGTGGAGACAGAGTATCATACACATACAATGAGATTGACGATAACACAGGAGAACCATTGTCACAGAATAAAAAAGAAAATTTCTGGGTAGTAGATAAAGAACTTAAAAAGCACATTGATGCTATCAGAAGCTACGTCAGAGAAAACAAGTTGAATTAAGGAGTGATGTTATGGCAATCAATATACCTTTAGTACATATATCGAATTTAACAGAGAAAAAGACAATATCAGATGATGATTACATGCTTACTGGTGGGAGTACCGCCAGTAAGGTTAAGTGGTCAACGATCGTGTCTCTGATAAAAACTAAATTAGGGATTGGAAATATAGAAGATAGTATAAGTAAAATACAATCAGATATTTCTACGTTAAATAGTGATTTAACAAATAGATCAAGGAACATTGTGCTAAAAACAAGTGGTTCTGGTAATGATTTCTATATATCAATAGAAAACTATACTACAGTTCAAAAAACATGTGATAAGTTTGCTT